GTTAGGCCGGACGTATGTTTCCATCTCACACCACTTGGTTACCGTACTGGAACCACTATTAATCACGGCATGTGGAGTGTAAGGGAAGGTTGCCAGCCAATTCTTGCCACCACTCAAATCTTTAATCTGGGAGTAGATAAGATTGTTGGCTTCATCGTAACCGAAGGAAGCCCCGTGTTGACCACCTTGAACAATCATTGAATCAATTAACTTGCCATCAGAACTCCAGTGTAAGAACTGGCAATCACTTAGATTGGATTGGTCTTGTTTTCCTTTGTAGGCATAACTGGCAAGTATCTCGCCATTACTCATAACGTATGAGAATTGAAGCGCTCCAACGTGATAATTGCCAAACTCATCAGGGTTACCATCGGTGGTCTCCCATAACTTTTTGAAAGTTCCATCAGCGTTAACTCCAGTGTCTATCCACATTTCAGACTCATCTTTTACGAAGGCGTCATCAATGGAAACCACTAAGCTACCAACGAATGGTGGAGTAATGGTAACTTCATATCCATCTTTAGAATGTTCTGCTTCCCAAGTTAGATTATGAGTCCCATCTTGCTGGATATACTCCCAGTTGAACGCCGCCGCTGAAAGAAAGCTGGTAACATTCTCACCTTCAATGAATAATCTGGCAATTACCCTTTTGCTGGTATCTGTATTCGTCCATGACTGACCCAAGGGGGTAATTAAGCTGATACTAGCAGCATTTTGGTTCTTCTTGGCATCTTCAAACAGTTTTTTAACATGGTCATTCCACCGCTGCTCCATGTTTTTAATGAAATTGGGAGTAACGACTGTAACCGTTGAAAATTCCCCGATGACTACCTTATTTTGCGTTGGATCACTCTCGGAAGTTGTCCGTTGAATAACTCTGGCTTGCAAAGTTAATACTGGGGTCATAGTCAGGTCAATAACCTTGATGGTATCGCCTAATTGAGCGTCAAAATCTGACGTTACATCAACTGAGTAGTTAACCCGAGGGTGATTGTACAGTCGCAACGTCTTCAATCCCAGCGATAATAGGGCATCGGGTTCACTGACGGTAGAACTGGTAATACTACCTTCCAGCCAAGTGTTGGGGTCATTGTTGTACAGGGAATTAGCAGAGGAATCCGTTACGAAATCCCGACCATTGGTACCTTTTGCCGTACTGATTGAAGCTCCACCGGAACCATATACATACAGCTTGGTAATGAGGGTAGTATCGACTGTTTCCCGCTTGATACTAAGCATGTTGTCGCCGTAAGTGATTCGTCTACCAGTATTCTGTCCCCGTTGGTCGGATAATTCCAGAATGGTATCAACCACAATCCCAGAACTATCTAGCTTGACGTATCCATCAGCTTCACAATCGTAGGTAGTCAGGATTGTTTGAAGCAAAGTTTGAGCTGAGCTTTCGCCGTCCATTGAGAAGTCTGAAAGTAGTCCAGAAGTAGCGTTATCAACCAGTGTTATCCCAGTGCCAGCAATAATCCAGTTCATAGCGGCGGGTAAGGAACACTCTTTAATCTCTTTTTTGGTTGGAATTGTCTTCCCTAGTCGCCAGATTAAGAGATTAATGGCATCAGCTGAAACAAGGTTAGTACCAGAAGTGGTGTCCATGGTCTCATCAACGGTATATATCCGGTATACTCGCCAGCGGTCATTAGCTTGGTCATAAGCCGCTAAGTGATTGCCTACTCGCAAGTATTGAGCCGCTGGACTATCCGCTGTCATCGTTAACCCAGTGAAGGTATCATTCCAACTCTTAGAATTGGCGTTGGGGTCAGAGGTATTGGCTAGACTTGCTTCGGTAATACTATCGTTTGAGCTGTTATCATCTGCTAGTTGTTGCTGGATAGTTTCACCCCAGAAGATATTGGTATCACTGGTCGTATCTAAGGTGGCGACCCGTTTGAGGTTCTTATCAAGAATGACGTACACACGTCTTAACTCCTTTCTATTTGATTGCTGGCTTGTATTCAAGCGTTATATCTGCGTTTACTGGGTCCGGTGTGAAGTGCATCTCTTGGCTAACGTCTCCTTCAATAGAAGGGAAGGTAGAAAGCCATGACACATACTTATCAACGTTCCTTCCAGCCACGGTGACCGTGTTATCAGCGGAATCTATGATAATTTCTTCGCCGGCATGAGCGATTACATGAGGAATATCATCAGGGTCATCGCTACCGTCAGAAGTATATATTTTGAGGTCGGTAAGTGTCTCAAAATCAGAGTAGTATCCAACGGCTGGCTTAACTAAGTCTTCCTTGATATCGTGCTTCATAAAGCAAGCGGCAACGTTAGCCAGTGCAAAGCCAAACTTGCCAGACTTATCTAATTTCTCGGTATGAATGTGGACCGTGTTGGCTGTATTAATCGAGTATGCTACCCCAGTCTTGGGATTATATTCGTTAATTTCAGCCACCCAGTTGTCATAGACTTTTCCACCAATCGTCTTCTTCTGGCGTTCCAAAGAGAACTCACCGAAAAAGTTAGAATAAGCATCCTTATTCATGTAACTAATTTCAGTCACATAAGTCTTAATAGTTTTTGACTTAGTCTTAACAGTTGGTTTAGAAGCTTTGGTAGACTTCTTCTTACCACCGGATTTTTTCTTAGTTACTTTCTTTTTAGTAGACTTCTTCTTTTTCTTGGAAGTTGTCTTCTTCTTAGCCGCTAACTTGAAGGCTTCACGTTGAATGGTTGCTTGATACATTCGGGCAGATTTTGCTTTAGCTTTACTCTTAGATGTGGTCTTAACCTTTACTGTCTTGGTTAACTGGACTTTGACGTGCTCAGTCGGTCCATTATTCTTACGTCCACCCTCGTTGTACAGAAGAGTGAGGTAGTTACCTTTATCCTTGGTAGCATTGAAGGAACTTCCTAGTTGAATGTAACCTCTGGGATAGCGACCGGTTGCATAATCGGTAATACCCATCCGTCCACACACATTGCCATTGGAATCCAGTAGATACCCTTCAACCTTGCCCATGGCACGCATATTCTTCATTCGTTTGACATGGTGGAATCGCATGGATATCTTCCAGTAATTGCTAATCTTCGGAATACCCTGATGGATAATAACTGGACCGTAGAAGTCCTTGTGCTTGCCGACGGTACCCCAGTTGTAATGGCCCTTACTATCCTTAGCAACCATCAAAGCTGTAGCTGTTGCCGTAGCTTTACCATCATTTTCACCGCGATAGATTTTAACTTCTTGGGTGTCCTGACCAGCTTGAAACCATGTACTCATTGAGTTACAAGGGTCATGGACTTGCAATTCTTGGTGAGGTTCCAAACTAGTGATATGACCGTTAGCATCCGTTACCGTAGAACCATCATCAACATGGTAACCAACCGCCACGTATTGGTCGCCCAAGGTATAGCCGAAGTAATACAGGTCAGTTTTGGGAATTATATGGATGACTGGTTGCACCGGAGTATTACCAGCTGGAATAATAACTTGCTCGTTACTGGTAATCTTCAAATCTCGCTGAGGTAAGAATCCCCGTGGGTCAGCCAGCATAAAGGTAAGGGTAGTCGTACAGTCCTGTACCCCTTCATTGATAAAAGTTGGGGTAGGAATAGCCGTAAAGTGCCCATAATAGACAACATCGGGCTGGTCATTAAACCTTAATGGATACTGAGTATCAGCGTCATCAGTGGTATTAATGAGAGCCTTAGATAAGTTATTCATTTTGCGGTTATACTCATCACGGCTACTAGCCATGATCGTAATCGGAATATCGATCTCTTTTTCTCCATATGAATTTCCTAAAAAAACGCCCCCATATCTACCGGGGACGTCTTGAAAGGATTCAGTAATATTAGGAGCAATCGGCTTGGAAACATGGTTTACCAGAATTTCTAAATCTTTGAAGCTATTAAACCCATCAGAACCATCTTCAGCAAATGCATAATCAAATGTATCTACCATGGCTGTTCTACTGAATACCATTTACATATCCCCTTCCTAGATTTTTACTTAACTTTGTTTTTGTGTTCATGCGGTTGTATCCGTTATAAATAGCATTGTCAGATACGACAGCGGGCACCGGATTCTGTTGTCCAACAAGCAAACTTTGCATAAGACCAATGACTTGATCTAACTTGTCCATCAACTTGTCTGAGTTCTTGTTGTCGTTACTGGATTGAACCTCTAAGTGATCTCGCTTAGCCATAATAGCCGCCGTTTTACCTAGAAGCTCGTAGCCTCTTGAAGACTTTAGCTTAGACAGTGGAATTACCATTTCTGGCATGTTCCCTTCAGAAATATGGGCCAACTTATCTTTTTGACTTAGGCCACCATTGGCATAGCCGCGTGATGCTACACGAGCAAACATTGATGCGCCACTTCCATAACGATGCTTGGCATAATTAATACCGGCAAGCAAATCATCAAAACCATTCCAAATGTTTCCGTGTCCACTCTTTTTATAAGCATCAAATGTACCACGCTTAGTTTGCACTAGTCCTAGCGCTGGTCCCGATCCATCATGATCAGGGTCAGAACCCGGTTGTTTAGCTTTAGGATTGCCACCAGATTCACGGCTAATAACTTTTAACCATGAAGAAATCTGTGATGGACTAGCACTAAATCCATTTGCTCGTAACGCTTTAGCAACAAGCGATTTCCAACGTCCAACACCATCACCACCAGGATTATTAGCACCACCAATACTATCGGTCAAAGGCTCTAGGAATTTCTTAACCCATGAAAGAACGCCAGAACTCTTTAATTGCTTGGTGACAAATCCTGATAAGCCTTTAGCTTGCTTGTGGTTCTTTTTAGTATCCGCCTTCCCTGAAAGACCTTTAACTCGTCCAAATAGCATCCTTCCATCACCACCATGCGTATACATGTTGTACATGCCGATGTTAGGATGGGCGCTCGGGTTGAATGCTGAATAATACTTACTACCGCCAGCATAGACACCAACGTGAGAATTTGGCCCCCAAAAAACAAGGTCGCCTGGTTTAGCACTTGATTTACTGATATGCTGTGTTTCACCATATTGCGATCCAGAGAAATGCGGATAATTTATACCAAAAGCATGTTTTAAGGCATACATAACTAGCCCGGAACAGTCGAAACTATCCGGCCCAGCAGCACCCCATACGTATCGATGACCTTTACCATATTTTTCAACAGCAGCTAAAAGACCTGTAGCATCTCCGCCACTAGCATTAGCTGCACCATTGATCACATTCCACGCGGCAGACCACCATTTCTGGCCTTGATTCTTAATCTTATGGTTGGCAATATGTGCATATCCCTTAGCAACACCGCCTTTTAGCCCGCTAAAATCTGGGTTAAAGGTTGAATTAAAACTCTTAGTCGCATGGCTAGTAAAACCAGTAATTGCTTTTAGCTTGTCCTTCAAGGAACCAAACGCATTTTTAAAGAAGCTACCAACCTTGCCAACTGACTTAAACAATCCACTCAGGAAACCTGTACCAGAAGCGAAGTGCATTAGTCCCAGTTGACCCATTAACTTAGTTTCTGAGGCATTAAGGACTTCTGCACCAGGTTCCAACACTTTCATGGTATTACTCCCATGGATTAGTTCTGCTGCTCCATTTGGGTGTAGCACAGCCTCCTGGTTACCTGTTTCTGGTGAGTCATGACCATCATTGAGGACTGCTAGCGTAGGCTTCGTGATTGCACGGCGTAGCCCACTCAATACACCCGTACCAGTTGCATAATACGAAGCTGTAATTGGAGCTAGCGTATTAGTACCACCATATTGCTTGAACACTTGGTTCTGTCCCTTTACAGCACCTTTGTTAAGACCACTAATTAGTTTTCCAACCCAGTTGCCAACGGTCTTCCAGATACCATGCCAAGTCGAATAATAGTTGTTCTTTGTTTTACTATTATTTTCTTTAGTATTTTGATATTGATCGGCTGACTGCTTAGTGACACCTTTGTTCTGTTTATGCGCGTAATCAACCGTTTTATTGTACTGATCATCAGCTTTTTTAACAGTATCGTGACGTTGTTTCTCAGCAGCTGCAATGGCATGATCACGTTGCGCGTGTGCATGTTTCTCAATAGCCGCCCGTTGTTTCTTGGCGTAGCTAGAATTACCCTTGTACTCATCTTTGGCAGCCTTAACGGTTTCGGCATACTTCTTATAAGCGGTTCTAACAGCCGTCTTATATTGACTATTTGCATTAGAAGAAACCGTCTTGCGTTCCTTGTTAGAATTAGTAACTGCTTCTAACAATTGCTTTTTAGACAGCTTACCCTTTTCTTTGGTCAGCTTTCTAATGATTGACTCTTGCTTATTAGCAGAAATCTTAATTTTTCCATCAAGCGTCGTATGAAGCCATGCTTCCTTAGCAGTTACCGATGTGGCAAATTTAAGTTCCTGCTTTTGCAAAGCTTTCTTTTTCGCTGCTTCGTCTTTGGCAACTTCCTTAGAGTTTTTGCCATACCTTTTCTGGTCAGCCAATATCTTACGATTCCACTTTTCAGTAAGTGATTGACGTGACTGTGCATAATACTTTGAAATGGCATTACGATCTTTTTCAGACATGGAAGATAATCGAGTCATTTTAGACTCGGTTTTTTGAATGATAGCAAGACGCTTCTGATATTCGGATTTTGTAATGTCGCCATTCTTGTATAGCAGCTTCAGATTCTTAGTATCTTGGTCAACTAATCCTTTGTAATGGCTTTTTGCAGTCTTAGTTAGTTTATCAAAAGCAGAACCGTCAGATAGCTTAGGAGCATGGATTTTCTGGAATGATAAACCTTTTTGAATAGCTTTGCCTAACTTACGACCGATACCTTCACCGGCAAGCCCACCAAGACCAGCACCAATGGCCGTTCCAATTCCAGGAGCAATTAGTGTACCGATAGCGGCACCTGCAGCCGTACCACCAAGTGATCCACCCGCTGCACCAACGTGTGACCCTGCCGTTTTTTTAGTAGTGCCAATTAGATCAGTTCCGGCATTTAAAACGTCAAATAGGCCAACTGATCCAGCAAGCACTTTACCGGCTTTCGTAACGTTACCGAGCTCACCGAATCCATGTAGTTTAGAAGTTAAGCGACTAAGTCCCTTAGTCTTGGAGCCATATTTTTCAACACGAGTAAGCTCTTTTGCTTCCTTGCCAGCTCCTCCGCCTGCTGATTCCGCCACGTTACCGATAGCATTCTCAGCTTTGGACACTTTGCCACTGCCAGTACCTCCACCAATGCTTGTATCAGCGTTTTCTTGGCGAGCCCGGCTATTGCGATTAAGAGCCGCGGTCTCTTCATCAATAGCTGCTTTTTCCTTCTTCAATCCAAAGATTTCAGTAGCTTTGCCAAAAATATCTTTGAACCCTTGAACTGCTTGTAAACCTTTGTTAAAGGCTTTAAGTCCCTTGCTAGCAACAAACCAAGTTGCGGCAAATTTAGCGAACGTGTCGGCGTTACCACCAATTAGTTTGATAAATGGCTTCAATAGAAAATTAGCAATCTTCAGTGAATCAATCAGCGTCTTAAAACCAATTCCGCCTAAGCTCTTGAGCGTTACTAACAAATCCTTGATTTCAGGAGCGTTTCTAGCAATTGACTTCGATGCGGCGGTAACTCCCTTAGCCAACCCATTCATTGCCTTGTTCATGGCTTGCGGTGCTGACTTGATTCCAAATGCTTTGGCAAAAGCTTTAGTAATGACATTAATCCCAGAATTAGCGGCTTTACCGACCTTGGTGAATTCCTTTTCCGTTCGTGGATCTGAAACCCATTTAGACACACCTTCATAGATTGGATTCTTAGCATTGATGATGGGTTTCTCCATATCACCCAAAAGTGCAGGAATCCGTGCCTTAATTGTTCGCTGCATACCATACATGGTTTTCATCATATTGTCTGCAGCAGCCTTGTATTTAACCAATCCTAAGTGTTCGAAAGTCTTTTCAAATTCACCACTATCAATTAAACCGGCCTTAGTCATTCCCGGCAGATCATCAACGCTAACTTTCTTCATTAGCTCTGTAGTCTTTTTCTTTGTCTTAGGATCAGTAACGGGCATACCGTACTGAGACTGGCCTGTCTTTATTTCATGTGTCAATTGTTTGGCTAAAGCTTCCCGAAACATTGGAAAGTATTGGCTTGTTTGATTCAACAGTCCTTGTTGTACATAGCCTTTAGACAAACCATTAACCATGTCTTGCCGAACTGCTAATGATTGTTGCTTATTAATGCCTACAGCATCAGCCATATTCAGCGATGCTAAGGTCATCTTGTCGGATTCCTTTTTATTGGAATGCAAGTGGTAGTACCCCTGTTCCAGTTCATCAACTAAGTCAATATCTTGTCCAGTTTTGATAGAATCTTTATTGATCGTGCTGATCATGGACTTTGATTTAGCAATTGATCCTGTCAAGGTCTGCCAAGTCGCACCCATCTTTTGCTGTTCCTTATCAAATTCAGCACCGGCCTTAATAGCACCGCCAATAGCAGTCGTTACAGATTGCCAAGCGTTAATTAGACCGTTGCTCAACAAATTAGCAGCAAAGACTTTTCCGAAGAGGTGGTTAGCCTTTTCAGTCTTTTTTGTCGCCCTGTCAGTAGCAGAAATAAGCCGATTGATCCCCGTTGGATGAAGTTTATTATCTTGGCGTTGAACTTCAGCCAGTTCATCTTTTGTATGTGCTAATTTGGTACCCAATTCATTAACACGAATGGATTGCTCACGATAAGCATCTGAAGACTTTCCGCTTGCTTCAGCAGCTTCATTTAAGCGTTGCTTTTCGATGGCTAGCTGTTTATTAATACCTTCGTAAGAATCTCGTAATCCTTTATGCTTAGCGGATACAGCATCAGAGGTACGTCCTTCTGCTTGAAGCCGTTCTACATATGCTTTGTTAGCACTGGTAGCTAATTTAACTGACCGTTGAACATCTAACACACCAGATTTAAATAGATCAGCAGACTTCTTTGCTCGCTCTTGTTGAGCTGATAAATTACTAATTTCAGTTTTGGCTCGTTTGATCTGGTTTTCATAACGCACATAAGCTGATCGGCCCTTTTCAGTGTCCATATCCAGACCTTTTTGCTGCTCCCGTAGTTTTTTAATAACGGCCTCTTGGCCGGAGATGGCTCGCTTAGCGTCAACTACTTTACTGGCATAAGCCTTCATGGCGTCACCGCCGGACTTTATCTCAGTAAAGTTAGACTTCATAGCCGTCTTTAACAGCTTGGCTTCATTACGTAGCTCCTTTAAAGAGCGTGTCATACCACCGTCATCAAGATCGATGCCAAACTTATAGCCTTGAATCTCTTCCACTGTTGTTCCTCCTTTCTTACATGTTTCCTGGGGTGATTCCTAACCGCTTAAGCATTTCCATTGGGTCTTCTGGTCGTTCGTCAGGATCACGAGCCTGCAGAATTTCTTGCATCCGGTGAAAATTAGCATCGTCGAACTCATCAGGAGACATGCCCTTATTGATCATCAGTTGCTGCGCATAGTAATCAAAGTCTTCAATTTGATTTTCTAACTCTCGGACGCGTTTTCGCTGTCTGATTTTGGGTCCGGTTCGTCCTCCTTGTCTGTATCTTCGGCATTCGGGTTAATGTCCGACAAAGCATATTGCAAACGGCCTGAAAGCTCGCCAATTTCATCATTGGTTAAATCTTCTAATCGATCTTGTTGCTTTTTGTTAAGGCCTAAAGTGGTTGTCAAAAATTCTTCTGTCTTATCTAACAATTCGATTGCTTGATCATGTTCTTTTTGCAAATCATCAAACGTTTGTGGCTCTTTGTCTTCGCTTGAGAATGCTTTGGCTTGAATGAGTTGTAAATTCCAAATCTTACGCATATTACGATTGCTAGGCTTGATTTTTTTCGTTTCGTTTAGTCCGATTTCAGGCGCTGAAAATTCAATATATTCAATCATAAGTATTTCCTTTCATAATAAAAAAGCCGCCCCATTCGGTACTGTTAGCTTTCTCAGGCGACTACTATTTAGTTACTTAGCATTAACAGTTACATGGCTTGAATCCGTGCTAACTGAATTAACCGTTGGTTGGACTACTCGCCGGTTTTACACCAAAAATTTCTTGATCAATAACACTTTGATCAAATCCAGTCTCACCATCGTAGTAAATTTTTCCAACATGATTGTCGTCATTAGCAAATGGCGTGAAAGTGAGTGCATCGTTGACTCGTGTTTCGTTTTCGTTGTTAGTCCCTAGTGATAAATCACCAGCAGTGACGTATCCGTCGTAGAATCCGAAGTGAATACCACCACCAGCAACTGTTTCTGAAACGATTTCTACCGCTACATCGACTGGGTGGCCTTCTAGATCGTAACCACCTTTGCCATCAGCTTCCCGTCCCAAAATAGCCGCGAGCACATCATGCGCTAAAAAGTTAATTGTCAATGCAACACTTGGTTGAGCCTTGCCGACTGAAATATCAGCAACAGAGTTGTTCCCCCAAATACGGGTAACAGAGGGTGCCAATCCGGATAGGGCCGCGCTAGCAACACCACCATCTTTAGATGTTGTAACCTTGTAAATGCCATTAGCATCAGCACCTGGAATCCCAGAAGTTAACGCTTTGCCAGTCGTAGCATCTAATAATGCAAAGCGAGCATAAGAAACACCTACATACCCGCCGTCTTTTGCTTTTGCCATATTAAATATCTCTCCTTTATTTTTTATGATTGAATTTTAAAGTTGTCATCAATTGACCATCATCCGGGGTCAAAATATGCCCATTATCGCTAAAACAGTAATAACGAGCTGAACGCATTACTTGTTTTAGCTGATTTTCTAAGTCGTCCATATCACCGACATAATCTTTGGGATAGTAAATTTGAACCTGAGCTTGCTGCTGTAGATAGGTAGCCTCATTGTCACCATATCCAGATTCATTGTTGGCAATTTCTGTAATCAAAAAGACAGGCTTATCGTCCGTCCAATCATTGGCTTTAATTCCGAATGTATGAATCTGGTTACTACTAACGTTTGGCAGCTTTTCAATAGAGTTAACAATTACCTGACGAATCTCACTGGCTAACGTCACTGGTTATGCACCTTCTTGTCCATCGTTGCTTTTAACGAATCAGCTACAGCCTTGCCAACTTCGCCTTTAGCTTCACGTTGCGTTGCTTCCCAAAAATGCTTTCCAGCTACCGGATCATAATTTGATTGCTTAGCACGGCCGCCTGGTGGCTTCGGAATCCAACCATCATTGATGATTCTAGCCACGTAACCCTTCATGCTTTTCTTAGTAAAGCCAACATCGACCGACCCATTCGCATGTTCCACATTAATCAGGGAATCGCGCAGATGGGCTGTTTCTCCCTTACGCAAATTAAATCGATAAGGAACTTTGGGCTTCATAATTTGGGCGAATTTTTTTGCCCCAGCTTTGTTGGCTTGAAATCGTTCTTCACGCCCAAAACCATCTGCAAGATTGTCTAGTAAGTGGTCAAAAGATGCTTCATTACTAATGTGACTAGCCATGCTTAGTCACCACCCGATGGCACGTGATTAAATCAAAGCCTTCATTTTGTAATCCGTCGTCTGCCGAGATGCTATCAATCTTGTACAGATCAGTTCCACGTTGAACTTGCAACGTCTCGTTAACGGCTGAATTATGCCGAATAAAAAAGACCACCGCATTGGTGATCCCAGCTCCGGCTATGGTTAACTGCTGTTGCACATTCAACGACCACTGGCCCGCCCAACAGCTGAAATCTGCTGAAAATTGTTGAATTGGCGTGCCAGTATTTGGGCTAATCTTGCCAGTATTGGCATCATGACCAAAGGAGATACGGAAAGTCATTCGTGAAGGATTAATTGCTTTGGTCATCAGTGATCGCCTCCATTTTTAGATCATAGAGCCCTCTCAGTTGCCCAATGATCGAATCAACCGGTAGGTTAATACTGATTGCTGTGGTCGGAACTAACGAACTGCGATAGTTGTAGTAGGACGAGGCCAATGCCAGCACGGCGGTGTTAAACAAATCAACCACATCGGCATCATCATAGAAGTTTTCTGATTCCGTACCAATCGC